CCTCTTCTAAAGTTGAAGTGTTGCAAAGGAAATATGATAAGTTGCTCGCAAAAAAACAGGCAAACCCTGGCGATCAGAATATATATCCTAAAATGATTCAACTAAGAAGGGAGATGCAGAAGGCTAGGGAATAATTGGAGTAAGCCATCATGGCAAATGAATTTAATAGAGAAGAGGTCATTCTCTTTGAACAGGTATTGATGCAGTTCGATACCGACAACACGATAGCAAAACAGGCTGCAAGGTTCCAACAGCCTGGCAATGAAATGCAAAGACGCGGCGATAGGGTTTGGAGACCCTCCCCACAAATCGCTGTTACCGTTGATGGATTGAATATTGAATCCAAAATCGGAAGCATCACCCAAATGTCGGTTCCCGCTGACTTGGACATCATCGCAAACGTTCCGTGGCAGTTGGATGCTAGAGAAATGCGCGATCCTCTTTATAGGGATCGTAAAGCTAAAGCTGCATCTCAAGCATTGTCTGCCCGTATCAACAGAGAAATGGCATTTAAAATCAGGGATCAGGGATCGTTGACCATTCCGGTTGCAGGTGCCTTAACTGGTTACAATGATATTTCTTTAGCCGATGCTCTGATGATGGAAAATGATGTTGTGGGCGATAAAACTATGGTTTTAAACCCACGAGATTACAATGTAATGGCAGGTAACCTCGCTCAAGGAGTAAATGGAAGTAGAACTTTAATGCCTAGGTCTGATCAGGCTTTATCTACGACATTTTTGGGCGAAATTGCTAATTTCACCACACATAAAACAGCTTTTGGGCCTACATTAACAGCCGCCAATACTGGCGTGGCTTATGTGATTGATACCACCCAAAGGTTTGTTCCGCGTTCTCAGGTTACATCTGGAACGGGTGAAATCAATCAGGATAACCGGTTTATGAACTTGAAAATTAAGACCGGTAATTTTGTATTGAAACCAGGTGATAAGTTCACTATTGCTGGCGTCAATGCTGATTCACATATCAACAAAGAAGATACTGGGCAACTCAAAACCTTTACCGTTGTTACAACTGTTCCAGACGCAACAGGTGCCCAGACTATAGTTATCGCTCCTCCCATCATCGTAGGAGATGGCACCAGCGACGCTGAGGATGATTATTCGAACGTAACCGCTCCTGCGGCTAATGATGCAGCGATTGTATTCCTCAATGTAGCAACCGTTCAAACCAATCCATTTTTCATTAATAATTCAATTGAAGTTTTTGGTGGCCGATTGTCTTTTGATGAAGATATGGCTGGCGTTGCTGTAATGCGGCAAATGACTGATACCGGTATTGAGATCATCTTTGCTAAACAGGGTGATGTTAAAACTGCGAAGTCAACTTATCGATTAACCATTTTCTTTGGGGTTACAAACCTTAATCCTGAAATGAATGGCGTTCTGATAGGTAACCAAGTTTAGAGTAGCATTAAGATCTGCTGTCCACCCTGTAGGCCTGTTTATCCTTCAGGGTGGGCAGTTCTTTTATCATTTTTTGTGAGGTCATCATGGTAGGGAACGTTGGACAAACAAGTATGTTGGGATATGATTTGGATGGTAATGAAAAATGGTTTGCAGGAGAACTGCCAAAAGGTTATTCGGCAAGCCGGCCAGAAATTAAGCAGCCTGAACTTCCCAAAGTGCGGCCTGTAGATATTCCTGCGCCAGTAGAAAAGGCAAAAAGAGGAAGGCCTAAAGCGAAGGATGCTCCGGCTGTAATGGATCCACCTAAGGTAGCATAATGAGCACCGGCACAGAAATCATCCAGGGAGCAATGAGAAAGATAGGAGCCCATTCTACAGTTGACCCTGCAACAACCGAGGGTCTTTTAGTTGGGTTGGAAATCCTGAATTCCATGCTTCAATTGTGGCAATCTCAAGCGATTAAATTTGAATTTGTCCCTATTGAAACCCCAGGTGAAGAATTATTTGAGCCGCCTGATACCACAAACGCAATCAAAAATAATTTAGCGATTGCCATGGCGCCTGACTTTCAAGATGGAGAAGTTATTGTCAGTCAGGAATTAAAGAATCTTGCCGAAAGCGATTATGAGTGGATCAAGACTCTCTATCAGGTCTTTACAATTCCAAATAAGATTGCTTCATCTCTTTTGCCCAGGGGTTCTGGCAATTCAAAAGGAATCTTCCGAAAAGTTTTTACTGGAACCAATGGAACCATAGGAAATTAACAATGCCTGCTATAGATTTCCCATTAGGATTAACAGGGGTTGAACAACTTCCCAGGACAAAAAGAACGTTACAGAACTGTTTCAATAATGGGAATGGTGAAATCCTGCACAGACCGGGGATAACAGAACTTCAGGATACCGGCAAAACTGCTAGGGGTTCTTTCCAATGGAATGGTTTTCTGTATCAAGTCGTCTCCAATTCCCTTATCAAAATAATAAATACCACAACAGGCGCATTCACCACAAACGATGGTCCTATCCTGGGTGGCGAAGTTATCAGGACAGCCATCGGCTTTGTGAATGCTGTTATTGTCGTTAAAGGCGGCAATATTTACACACTGGATAAATCTGATGTTGTAGTCGATATAACTGGAAATGCAAACTTCAAGCCCTGTGTAGATGTAGCTTTTATTAATGACCGTTTTATTTATATTCCTGCTGACGGTTCCCCGGCTTTCTTTTCAGATCCAGGTGAAGCCGGCGTAGTCCAAGTCCTGTCATTTTTTGACGCTCAATCTCTACCCGACAATAATAATGGAGTTATCAATTATAGAAATACTCTGTTTATTTTGGGGACAGATTCTATTGAACCATTCAGAGATGCTGGAACCCAACCAAACCCATTTCAAAGAATATCAGGAGCCCGGATAGACAATGGTTTTATAGGAGGACTGATTGAATATAATCAGACATTTGTGTTTTTGGGTAAAGAGAAGGAACAAGATTTTGGAATTTATTCTTTAGTTTCCGGGAATGCAATAAAGATTTCCAATGAGGCAATTGATCTTATCCTTTCTGAACATACCGCACAACAAAGGGAAGATGTAGTATCAAGTCGTTTCAAGTGGAGGGGATATGATATTGTCACATTTACATTAACGAACGCTTCCTTTGCTTTTTTTGGCGGCAATTGGTTTAGATTGAGGACATTATTCAGTGGAGTAGATAAAATATGGGGAGGGGGCTTCATCAATCAAATAGATGGTGAATATTTTACAGCCTTTCGCAGTAAAATTGGGAAACTGACCAATGTCGATAAAGATTATGGGCAAAGAATAACATTCCTCATTGAGATGGGCGTTAGTCAGGGTGAAGGAAACCGATTTACCTGTCAATCGATAGAACTGCCAATATCCCAGGGATTCAATGATCAGAATGCTTCTGTAGATCTTCAAATGTCTAAAGATGGGATTATTTATGGACAAAAATTTGCAAGAAGTTTAGCTAATATAGGTCAATATGATCATATTTTAAAATGGAATTTCCCTGGTGGCTTAGGGCGTTACCGCACATTTATGGGATTTCGTTTTTCCACTTCTGAACAAACTGTCTTTTCTTCTGAAGCTCCAATCGTGAAATTCAGGTAAGCAAAATGACAAATAGAATCATATCTCAACCTGATCATGGCGATCAAATCCTCAATGACAAAGGTTCGCCAAATAATAATCTCCAGGTTTTTATTGATGATTTTGTACAGAAGTTCAATCTTCAGGATGATGATGTAGTTCAATTGAAAGCAGATGTCGCTTTATTGCAAATTCAAGTTGATCAGATACAAATTCAGATCGATTTAATACAAATTCAGATTGATCGACTGACAGCCGTTGAACAAATATCAAGTTCCTCTTCAGGAACATTCCCAATTGATCTTGTTTCTGGATATGCAGAATTAAGCACATCCGGAGGGGGGACAAATAATTTTACTATAGCCGATGGAGTGATTGGTCAAAGAAAAACGATAATATTGGTTGTCGATGGCGGTACTGCAAGCATTAATCCAGATACCGGAGCAACTTTCTCAATTTTTAACGCTGGGAATATGCGCGTTATTGTTTTTACTACAGGGCTTGGATGGATCGTTGAAAGCTCTGTGCCTATTATTGAACCTTAGATCGATATTTTTAAAGGATAAATAAAATGGGGTTTTTCAGCGGACTTGCGGCAGCTTTTGGTTTTGGAAGTAACGCCGGAGAAAAAGCGGCGGACGCAAAAATCAGAGCCAGCAAAAAAGCAGAAAGAAGGGCTACTGGTTTTTTGGATCCTTTTTTTCAGGCTGGTGAGCAACAATTGGGCGCCTTGGAGGAAGGGACCACAGCGGGTGGTCTTGACGCTCGATTGGGAAGGATTTTCGACACAGAATCTTTCGGGCGCTTGTTGGAAGAACGAACAAGGGCGGTGCGTGGCCAATTATCAGCGACAGGTCAAAGTAGATCAGGAACCGCATTACAGGAAATCGCAAATGTCCCAACTCAATTAGGTTTTGATATTGAAAACCTCTTAACGCAACGAAGCGGAGGATTAGCCGGCGCAGGTTTGCAAGCGGGTGGGGCTCTTGCAGGACAGGCTATTCAAGGCGGTGAATTTAGAGGAGCGACTAATCCTTCAGGTGATAGATCAAGGTTCATGGCTTCTGAAATATCTCTCAAGGCTTCTTGATCACCTCTATTTAAAGCGGCTCTTTGACCACGTTCAATTGCATTCCTGGTGATTTTTATGGC